CAAAATTTATTTTTATTAGGAACAAAACATAAATATTCTTTTCCTTTAACAAGGGTATACAATCAATACATGGAGATGGAACACGGTGGGTAGAAATAAGTTGTTAAAAAAATTAGCAGATGCCAGGTATAATTCTACTTTATCTGGTTATTTAAAAAATTTATTTACAGCAGCTAGACGTAGATGCAAACATTCAGCTTATAGAAAAAGAAGAAAAATACATTTTAATTTAGCGATTGATGATTTTTATCATGTTTTTTGGAATCAAGTTGAAACGTTAGGTGGTATTTATTGTGCTTATACAGGTGCACCTATGACTCATGTTAGGGGAAAAGGAATTGTGAAAACAAATATATCTCTAGATCGAATCAATAACAAAATCGGTTACACAAAAGAAAACATTATTTTTTGTACCGCAGCGTTTAATGATTTAAAGGGCCAGGTGACAATTGAGGCTTGTCAAAAAATCTTAGAAGTGTATAAAGAACGAATCGGTTACATAGAGGAGGAAGATAGAATATGACAATTAAAGAAGCGTTGGAACGTTCCTTTCCAACTTTAAAACAAGAAGGCGGAGATCATTACACAAAGTATTTGATACAACCTTATAAATTCATTACGAAAAATAACTTATCTTTTTTTCAAGGAAACATAATTAAATACGTTATGCGCTATAAAGATAAAAACGGTGTGGAAGATTTAAAAAAAATTATCCATTACTGCGAATTAGAAATAGAAAACTTAAGAGATAAATAAAGTGATTAACAAAGTAAATTGTTTTGGTAACGATATTTACCTACCTGCTTGTGATGATTTTATTCAATCATCTATTAAAAATACAGGCGGTTGGGAAAAGAAAATACATGAATGTTATTCTTCATTTCTTACAAAGGATTCAGTAGTAATAGAAATAGGAGCTCATGTTGGAACTCATACGGTTGCAATGGCAAAACTATGTAAGCATGTATATACCTTTGAAATACAAAGATTTTTAAATCAGTTATTAAATTTTAATGTAATTAATAACGGTTGTTATAACGTTACAACTTTTTTTGAGGGGATTCATAACTACAACGCTGTGAAACAAGTGGAAGAACTTGACTACAACAGGGTGTTTAACACAGGAGCTTTGACTATTGAGTCTTTACATAAACCATGGGGTTATCCAATCATGGTTACCAAAATAGATACAAAGTTTAATTATAGGTTTTTAAATAGATTAGATTTACTTAAGATTGATGCAGAGGGTGTAGAAAGAGATATTATTAAAGGTGGATTACAAACCATACGAAATTTCAAACCAAAAATATTAGTAGAGTTTGATGGTGAGCCCGATAAAAACGAAATGAAACAAATGCTTCCAGAATATCAATGGGAGGATGTCATAGATCATTATTTAGACATTCCAAATAACATGATGTTAGGAACTGCAAGATGATGAAACCAACAGAGTTTAAGTTTGACTTTTATGGAAAACTAAAACATTTTGGAGTTACGTTTGAAAACATCGTTGATGTTGGTTGTTTTAAAGGAGATTGGACAGAACGTGTTCAAAAAGTTTATCCAAATGCTAATTATTATTTAATAGATCCTAACGATCACCATAAAGATAAATGTGAAAAGCTTGGAACCTTTATACATGCGGCTGTTGGATATCAGGAAGAAGAAAGAAAATTTTATTATTACGAAGAACATTCTGCTACAGGTAATTCCTTGTACAAAGAAACATCTAACGCAGTACCTTATGAAAAGGTTGTTACTGCAAAACCATTGTCTGCCTTATTGCCTGATCAAAAGTACGATGTAATTAAAATGGATGTCCAGGGTGCAGAGCTAGAAATTATAGATGGGTCCTTTGATTTGTTTAGTAAAACTAAATTTGTTCAACTAGAGTGTCCTGTGCATCATAATAATGTGGATGCACCAAGATTTGAACATTACATTAATTTTATGGCTAATTGTGATTTTAAAGTATTTGACATTGATAATATATTTTATAATAAAAAGTTAATGGGAGTTGATTTTATTTTTGTTAATAAAAAATTACCTAAAGTTACACCGTTAGAAAACGAAAAAATAATTTACGAAAACTACACCAATGTCTCATCAACTTAATTTTTTATTTCAACATTCAGATTGGAAAACACCTGAACACTTTCCTGATTTAACAGGTGCTAAGACACTTGCCATTGACTTAGAGACAAGAGATCCTAATTTAAAAAAACTAGGTTCTGGCTGGCCTAGAATGGATGGAGAGATCGTAGGTATTGCAGTTGCTACAGCAGATTTTAAAGGTTACTTTCCTATTGCGCATGCCCAGGGTGGCAATATGGATCGAAATATGGTCCTTAAATGGTTAAAGAAACAATTGTTAAGTGATGGTATTAAACTATTTCATAACGCTAGTTATGACGTGGGTTGGTTAAGAGCTTATGGATTTAAGATTAATGGACGCATTATTGATACCATGATCGCTGGAGCATTAATTGATGAGAATCGATTTAGCTATAGTTTGAACGCGTTAGCCAAGGAATATCTAGGTAAACTAAAAGCAGAGACAGAATTAAATGAACGTGCAGCAGAGTGGGGTGTGGATGCAAAAGCAGAATTATGGAAACTACCTGCGCAGTATGTTGGTTTTTATGCAGAACAAGATGCCCAATTAACCTGGGAGCTATGGCAACGATTTCAACACGAAATTAATAAACAATCGTTAAATGATATTTTTGAGATTGAGATGGATTTACTTCCTATCTTAATTGAAATGAGAGAAAAAGGTGTGGCCGTAGATTTAGAAGGCGCAGAAAGTTTAAAGAAAGAATTTATAGATCGTGAGAAACAGGAATTAGCGAAAATAAAAAAGCTAACGAATCTTGACGTAGACATTTGGGCTGCTAGGAGCGTAGCCCAGGCGTTTGATCGTAAAGGTGTCGATTATCCTAAAACCGAAAAGACAGGGGAACCTAGCTTCACCGCGAATTGGTTACAGAACTGTCAACATGAGCTTGCAGGACATATCCGCCAGGCACGTGAATTATCAAAGTTTCACTCAACCTTTATTGATTCTATTTTAAAACACCAACATAAAGGTAGAATACATTCAGAGATATTTCAGTTAAGAGGTAATGGTGGAGGAACAGTATCAGGACGATTAAGTTATGGAAACCCAAACCTACAACAGATACCAGCTCGTAATAAAGAATTTGGTCCACGAATTAGAAGTTTGTTTTTACCTGATAAAACACATTGGGGTAGTTTTGATTACTCTCAACAGGAACCAAGACTTGTAGTTCATTTCTCATCGCTTGTGGAAGGTGGTTATCCTGGAACGGAAACATTAATCAAAGCATATGAGAATGAAGATGCAGACTTTCATCAAACTGTTGCTGATATGGCAAATATACCAAGGTCCCAAGCTAAGACCATAAACTTAGGATTGTTTTATGGTATGGGAACGAATAAACTATCAAGAGAATTAGGAATTGCAAAAGAAGATGCTCAAGACATTATATTACGATACAATCAAAAAGTTCCGTTTGTTAAAAAACTCGCTGAAAAAGTTATGGGCACTGCTGACACGAGAGGTCATATCTACACGTTGTTGGGAAGACAATGCCGTTTTAATCTTTGGGAACCTAACACGTTCGGGCTTAATAAGCCGATGCGGGAGGAAGACGCTGTCGCTCAGTTCGGTCGAAAGAACATTAAAAGAGCCATGACATACAAAGCTCTGAATAGACTCATTCAGGGATCTGCAGCTGATCAAGTTAAAAAAGCGATGGTAGACTGTTATAAAGAAGGCTTTTTACCTTTAATACAAATACATGATGAGCTATGTTTTTCAGTAGATACAGACGAAGATATATTAAAGATTAAGAAAATTATGGAAACTTGTGTTAAGATGAGTGTACCTTCAAAGGTTGATTGCGAAATAGGACCTAACTGGGGTAAAACAAAATTAAGACAAGTAAATGAAAAATAAAAATTTTAATTTAGGTATCTGCCCCAAGTGTAATGAGTACACTCATTTTCATATTTTAAAAAGAATCAGTCAGTCCTCCAACATTATGTTATGTGAACTCTGTAAAAAAGAAGTCATGCAGTACATCAACGGTAGCGTTAAGTACGAAAGTGTTGACATGAGTTTTTTTGCTAGAATGAGTAGGGAAGAATAATTTAAAGCGAAAGATATCCTTAAAGGAAAAACACTTTTACGGTGAGTTGCCTTGTTTACTTACGATGCAAACAAATGATTCTCTAAATGATTTGCATCAAGGCGTTGTCTAACTTGATCTTCCAATTGAAGAGTTCTTACGATTCTCTTCACTTCTTGGCCGATTTCGTTCATTTCAGTTGTAACGTATTCGTTTTCAAACCAAAGTTCATTCCACTTTGCTTCTAAGCGCATTTTTCTCGCCACTAACTGAGACGGTGACATCATTATCAACCTCCTCTATAAACAGATAAAGTCGATCTTTTCGATACGCATCTTCTTTAAAGGTCTGCGTTTGACCAGACTTTATCAAGTTAAGAAAACGTGTCCAGGCTTCATCTTCGGTTTCTGCTGGGACTGTACCCTTGTGGTAGACACCGAGATATCTAACATGGCATTTAAACGTTTTCATAGACATTATATAGCAAAGATAAGCAAATAATCAAGACTCTCTCTGTTTTGACTCAATGCACCAAAGCTCCCCTTGTGTAATTTTAAGACCATTTTTATCAAAATAAGCTCGTAATTCAAGCCCTTTTCGTTTACCTGCTGCATCACATGCTTCCAATGATCTATAATGAACTATAGGATCCTCCCAAAAATTAACACAGGATTCTCCCCATTGATTATTATCGAGGAAACAGATTAAACCGAATAAAGCATATAATTTCATGTGTTCATGCTACCATTAAATGAATCATAAATATACCTTGACATTTTCCTATCTTATCTTATCTATACTAATATGAAAACAAATTATTATCATGTATCCAAAGGTGCTGACGACATCTATTATATTTTAAATAACGGCATGGAATATATTCAAAATCTTTCAACCGATGTAGATGTTGCTTTGCTAAAAGCAAAAAACATTATTGGTTTTGAAGTTCCACTTGATATTTGGTACAGAAAAAAAATGGGTGAGTGGAAGCCGCAGCAG